AGCTCAGTTGGATAGAGCAACAGCCTTCTAAGCTGTGGGTCTTGGGTTCGAATCCCAACGGAATCACGAAAGAAAAAACCGCCTCTCAAAGTATTGAGAGGCGGTTTTTGTCGTCTTATCGGCTTCTTTCCAACAAATATTTACACATCAAAATTGCTTACTTTTGACACTTTCTGTATATATTTGTCTGCAATTGTTGTTCTAATGTTGTTCAGCTATGGCGACCTTCCGAACCTGTATCTTTTCCCACCAGCGACGCGCAGACGGTACTTACAATATCAAGCTGCGCATAACCCACCACCGAAAAAGCCGCTGGATAAGCACGACGCTCTATGCGCTGCCCGATGATCTGACGCGGGGATTGAAAATCAAGGATGAAAAACTCAGCCGCAAATGCCGCGAACTGGTCGAAGATTGCATCGACCTCTGCAACGACATGGGATACGCCGTCGAGGAAATGGAGATCGACGAACTCGTCGCACGCATCAAATCAGGATTGAAAGGCGGAGAGCGATTCCGGCTCGATTTCATAGCGTATATGAGGCAGGAAGCGGCGCGGATGAATTCCGGTACGGCATCGATTTACATGACAGCCCTCAACGCGCTGAGACGATACATTGGCCGCGATACGCTCGACATCGGCGAAATCACGGCACCGTTCATCAAAGGATTCGTGCAATTCATCGAATCGGAGCCTTCGCAACGAGGCGCCAACCGAAAGCAGAAAGGTGAAACTGCAACCAAAAACAAGGGCAACAGGGCACTGTCTCTGTATATTTCGCGCATCAAAACCATTTATAACCGCGCGAAGGAAGAGTTCAACGATGAAGAACTCGGACAAATGAATATTCAGGGCAACCCTTTCAGAAACTTGCGCCTCGAAACACCCGCGCCGACGGCCAAACGAGCCATCTCCGCGGAGTCGATACAGCAGATAATCGACTTGCCGTCACTCGCCAACGAACGCGCTCGGATGGCGCGGGATTGCTTCCTCCTGTCGTTCGCACTGATGGGGATGAACAGCGCCGATCTGCTGACCTGCCCGCCGGCCAGGAAGGACGAAATCGTGTATTTCCGGCAAAAAACCGCATCCCGCCGCACGGACCGTGCAGAAATGCACGTTCGGATAGAGCCGTGCGTCAGCCCTTTGATCGCTCGCTATTCGGATAAGACGGGGAAACAGCTGCTTCACTTCTACCTCCGCTACAAAGATCGCGTGTCATTCAACAAAGCGATCAACAAAGGCCTGAAAGATGTCGGCGAGGCGATAGGCGTCGATGGCCTGACGTTCTACGCTGCGCGGCACTCCTGGGCAACCATAGCGCGGACTCCCCGAGAGGAGGGCGGAGCCGGACTGGACAAATACGTGATTCATGAAGCGTTGAATCACGTTGACACATCCATGAAAGTCACTGATATTTACCTCGTGAAAAACTGGCGTGTCATATTCGACGCCAACAAAGCCGTAATGAATCTTTTCGATTGGAGCGGAATCGGGAAATAATTCCGGCAACGAGTTATCGGAACACGGCCCATCCTATTTTCGTGCCGACATATTGTTTTTCCCGGATCGGATCATACCCTACTATGACCTCACCGCTCCATCGGCCTCTCGTATAGCGTCCGTAGATGCCCGCCCACTGGTTGTATGGATCGATTCCGAGGGCGAGCCCCATTTCCCAGCGCGGCGGCCGCACCTCGGTATGCAGTTTTGTAACCGTAATCTCACGGACAACGGGCTTTACTACGGCCGAAGCCCGCAACAGCCGGTTTTCTCCTATGGTCGCATCGACAAGGAATGTTCCGGTCGAATCGGCGGAGAAATCCAGCCGGTAATCCCGTTCGAGCAGATAGTCGGCGATGATTGCGGCTGTATCTACACTCATGTATTTCCATACCGTATCGGCCGGTTCGCGCACCGCGACCGGATAAGGTTCCCGAATGGTATCGTACACGGGAACCGGCCACGGCACCCATCGGGTAACGGTGCTGTCGCGCATTTCGACGGAAGCCGCCCCGCGGCGGTAGCCCCAGCCGAAAAACAATCCGGCGAGCAACACAATACAGATTATCTTGCAGATCAATTTCATAAACAAAAAACGGTAATTCCGAATCATTGGAATTACCGCTTCATGACTATATAGTGTTCGATGATCTATTCTAACCCATATCGTTTCATCGTTCTTCGGTCGATTGCAGGCGATTCTTTCAATAGAGAGTACACCTGTGTAAGATCAGCTTCATCCAAATATCCGATGTATTCTGCATTTTCCGCAATGCGGATTTCTTCTATATCTCGGATTGAATAACAGTCCACGTATCTATATTGGCCTTTCAGAAATTCGTATTTTTCAGGATAGATACAATGTTGAAAAGGAGCTATCACGTGGGCGAAATTGATATTCACATTTGTGTTTATCAGAGATACCCCGACATAATTACCTTCGGCATCGACGCCGACGATGACAAAATATTTCGTCCGGCCGATCGCATGTTCTCCCTTCGGCGTTACTCGATCTTTTGGGTAAAATTCCATTCGAAAGATACTTCCGACCTTGATTTGTGCTTTTTTCAGCACTTCGATTTCACCCAGCAACATCAGTCTAGCGCCTTGTCGATTTCCAATGAATCAGCCAGATATGCCAACACCTCTTCGCTTGCGCCACTTTCCCTGGCTATGCTCAGATCATCCATTTTATGGCTGGTCGGATTATGAAAAGCCCTTGTCCACTCCGCACCGTGCGTTTTGGCCATCAACTTATCGAATCTCATTCGGGATACTTCCCCTATGGCTTCGTCAAGACATTCGATATTTGATTTCGAGAGACATTCCATGTCCGGCTGCTCATTGGCCGTGAAGCTCTCGTCCTGATAGTCTATCGCCGCTGCAATACGAGACAATACCCTGTCGTCGCAAAATCGATAAGGCTGACTTTCACCTCTGGCAACACGCAAGATATTGTACATGAGAGACGGGACCGGCCCGAAAGGCAATGCGGAAATCCGGTCGTTGAATAAGGGAAGCGCGTATTTTACGAAATGGTTTTTCTGTGCATAGAAAGCCGTCTTGACGATATGGTATACATCCCTCGTTCCATCCGGCATTTTGTTCAGTATGTACAGCAACACCGCTTTCATACGCTGTATATCCGGTTCTCGCATAACAGTAAAGGTGTTTGGTTTGCTCGGTTGCAAAGATAATGCATTTTTCATAAATGTTGAATTTCATCCTTCGTTTTCTCGCCTCGGCATAGTCCGAACAAGTTCGGCTCTGCGCGCGGCCTAGCGAAAACGCTCAATTTTCGAACGAACTGGCAATTCCAATATTTCAAAGAGCGTATTCTAATTCGGGGCGGTTGTCAAATAATTCTTGACAACTGCCCTCATTCTTCACAGATGCAACACCTGCCTTCGGTTCTTCCCGTCGGCACGGTATGAAATATGGATCCAGCGGCCCCGATTCTCGTCGATGAGCTGGTCGAAGGGGATCGCGCTGGCTGCGATGCGTTCGAACAGCCGCAGATTATCCGCGACGCTGCCGGTGGTGATGTCGGCCGCTTCGCCCTTCATGTGCTGGCTTGCCGCAGCTCCGCCGACGGCTGCGTTGAGCGCCGGCGATCGGTAGCCGCTGTTCACGCCGATCGGCTTGCCCCAAAGTTCGCGCACGGGATCGAGGCATTCGTCCATCAGCGCATTGAGCCGGCGAATGACGTCGTGCGACGGCGCGTTGTCGATGCTGCGCGCTGCGGCCGTATCGGAACGCAGCAATTCGGAAAGGGTGAAATACGTTGCCATACCTATCCTTTCATTCGGTCATACCACATCTTTGCCCGCCAGCCTGCGGCGGCTCCTGCGGCCGCCCCGAATCCTGCGCAGAGCGTCGCCGTGGTGCGGATGCCGCTCGGCAGGAGGTTGAACAGAACGACCAGCGCAATGACGGCGGCCGACATGCAGAGCGCGATTTTGACTTGCTTTTTCATGGCTTTTACAGTATTAAGGTTGAAGCGATTTATACGTTATCGATACTCGGGCAGCAGGTATTGGATGTTCATGGCCGCCGTGTGCATGATCTCCCGCGCATTCTCCTCCGGTACGGACAGCGGGCGGGTGAACTCGCAGAAGATGCTGCCTATCCAGTCGTGGCGGTTGTCGTTGAGCCGTTTGATGATGGCCGCCCGACATCCGTAACTCGAAAGGATGGACTTCGCATATTTGTCGTTCACCTGCTCGTCGATGTCCGTGATGTAGAGGAAGAGGTTCTTCACCAGATCGCTGCTGAACTTCGGCACCTCCGAAATCGGAAGGCCCTGCATGTGCGGTTTCATCGGTTCCACCCCTTTGCGCTTGACCTCGTAATAGACGGACAGCAGGCTTTCGTTGCCGAGCGGATGCGGCTGTACGATATAGACCCGATCGGCATCCAGCTCGTGCAGGACGCTCCACAACTCACCGTACACGATAGACGAATTGTCGGCCCGACGGATGCTTTTCGTCTCTTCGTCCTTTTTGAACTTCTCGATTTTCAGGTCGGTCAGCTTGTTTTTGCTGTACTGGTTATAGGCGAACCACGCAGCGATAATAGTCCCGAGGGCACTGATGATTGCGGGGAGATATTCCATAGCGATTTCAAAGGTTAGGCGTCGTGTACATGCAGTGATTCCACCTCTTCGCGCTGCGCCACCCGCCCGGCTTCGAGCGCGGCGAGGGTTATCTCGTTGCGATTGTACTCGTCGTTCGCCTCCTGGTATCGTGCGAAGTCTCGGGGATAGGTCTCTCGGAACGATGCGCCCGTCTTACTACATTTTGCAGCCCGCTCGTCCGAGGAGGCCATGATCGCACGCAGCGCCAGCTGCCGCGATTGCAAAGCGTCGATTCTCTTTTGCAGTTCTTCCATGTTCATAATAGTTTTCGTTTTACAAGGCGGAAACGGGCCGCACGGCGTACGGGAAATACTTGTAGTTGGTGTTCACACCTCCCGAGTCGCCGTCGTAGACGAACGCGAGGATGGAAGTGCACTCGCACGATGTCCACGGATAATAACCCGATCCGTAGCAGGCCGTCTTCCCGAGGCGCGCTAGCGTGCGGTTCACGGAATCGCTTTCCCGGTCGGCGGACGTTAGCACGCGGTCGTGCATAAGCAGGTAGACTTCATCGACGGACGGCAGCCACCATGCACCCGCTTCAAGTCCTGTCGTTGCACCCTCGACCGTGACGCCGTAGTCGAGAGCGGCTGCTGCGGCCGGATAACAGGGAACACTTCCGCCGTGGATGTCGACGAACCGCAGACCGCCGATCTTTGCGGTGCTTGTCTTGCCGTCACGAAGCAACGCGCCGTAGGCTGCGGGATATTGCAGCAAATGTTCTCCGAACAGATAATCCCGGTAGGTCGGATAGGCGGCGACCAGTTCCGGGTTGGCCTCTTCCGTAAAAGCGCTTTCCCGAATTATGGTGCTGCTTCCGGGTTTGATTCCTGTGGTGTCGCTTCCGTTGGCCGAATAGTGTTGCAGAAATTTTTCGGGATTGCAGCCCGCAAACGACGAATTAATGCCGTTGTTGCGGCGGATATATTCAGTCGCCCCCTCGATCAATACCCCCGTCAACGTTGTTTGATAGTTAACGTCTTCGGGCGTTCGTCGAATCGTGCAACCGCTGACAACGGCAATCGCCGCCCGTGCAGCGTTATATGTGTTCGACCCCATCACGACGAAATTGTCCGCCGCAGTCGCCGCCCATCCTCCATAATCCGTCGAGGAGTAATTGGGCGTCCCGCCTTTGAGCTTCGCATTGATAGCCGATGCGACGTCCGCGAGCGTTGCGCCTGCGGCGTATGTGACTGATATTTCTGCGGCGACAGAGTCGGAACCGAGCTTCAACACGATCGTGCCGCCTGCCGTGAGGTCGAAGCCCGACAAGGCGACCTCGTAGGTGTTCGCCCAGCGGGTTCGATCCGAAGCATTTTCGAGCGAGACGACTAGTACTTTGTCCCCCTGCCGCGCATAGACGACGGCCAGCGGGGTGAGGCTTTCGGGCAGCTGTGCGGCCGAGAGGGTCGCACCCTTGACGAACCGGATCGCACCGGCCGTCTTGTCGTAGACCGCGCAGTCGCCCGCGGCGGCCGCATCCTTGCCCACGACGACGTTCACACCGTCGTAGATGAGTTCGTTGTCGCTCGCGATGAGCGAGACGGCCGAGAGGGTCGACAAACGATTCGTGTCGGAGGCATACGCCGCACGATCCGCATATTTATTTACTTGTGACATGGTATCGAAGTTTTAGAGGTTTTTCCAATCCGACACGGCCGCGTTGCCCGTGGATTTGTAGACGGCGCCCGAGGCGGTGTCGATGTAGAGCTGGCCCGCACGGTCGGGTGCTTTCGCCGGGGCGCCGCTGCCTGTCAGGATCAGGTTGTTCGAACCCCACACGCCCAGCTCCCTGACCTGCAACGCGGGGATCACGGCGTCGCCCGACAGCACAGCCGTGAGCGTCCGTTCGAGGGCCGTGACGCGGGCTTCGAGGCTGCAATCCGACGCGGCGAGGACGTTGAATGCATCGGGAATATCCGATACGGACACAGAGGTACGCATCGCCGAAAAGGTGCCTCCTGACTCTGTAATGGTCAATGCAATGTATTTCCCCGAAGATATATATTCGATTTCGAGTGTTATTTTCAGTGGCAGACCAATACTCCTATTTACATCTACTATCACAGGAATAGATGCACTCCTGTTCGCCGCAGCGGGATCGGTCGACACAACGACGATACAGTTTCGCCTGAGCAACTTCGAGCATAACTTTCTGAATGCGTCTACACCCCCGACGGCCGCACTGATCTCTTCGCTCGTACTGTCGCTATCGATGCCGAGATAACCGGAGGGAAGGGCCGTGTTGTTGAGCAGATCGGCCCACTCCATCGATGATGCCGTATACGGCAGTCTCGATAAGGTAAATGTTTCCGATGTCAACGTAAGACTGGACGGGAGCACGTATGTCTGCGATGCATAATATCCGATGACGGCCTTCGTATCGGCATGCACTCCATATCCTGACGGTACGAGGTATTGTCCTCCGTTATCGGGAATCCTGACAACAGGTACCGTGTGAATCGGATCCGCAACGATCCGATCGTATGCTGCCGCGATTTCAGAGGCAGACATATCGGGCAGATAGCTGTCGTCTATGGGACCGGCTTTGGTCAACAACACCACAGGGGTTGTGTTCCCCAGAAACTCGGCGATCTGGTCGAGCGTGGCGAAGGTGGACATGCTATCCCCGTCCTGAATCTCCAACGCAACCGCACCGTTCAGGGTCTGAGCTTGCTGTAAGTCTTTGATCTTATAATTTGCCATAGTGTCATTCGGTTTTGGGTAGATCGCCCAGACGCAGGAAATCGTGTACGTTGGACGGATGTTGTCTGAGATGATGCCGAGCCGCTGCGGCCGTCAGATTCAGGTGTGTGTAGAGTTTTCCGCGATAGCGGATCACGACGCCGGATTTGAGCATGTAACCGCCGTTTGCGCCTTTCTGCTCCTTCCGCAAATAGGAGGCGATCATCGCGGCCGCATCACGGAACCGGTTGGGACACCGGCCGCTGAAATCGGAAAGCATCGGACGCCCGAACACTTCCCGATAATCCGATTCGATCCGCTTCTTCTCTTCCATGCACAGAGAGGTGTCCGATGCGCACCTCTCCATGTACCAGTCCAACGGTTGCATACCCCTATTCGGCCGGAGTACACAATGCTTCCAGCGCGGCGCGAGAAGCGTCGATACCGCCGGCGTCGAAGAAGATCTGCGGCGTCGGTGCGTTCTGCTCGATCAGGTCGCCGCCCCAACCTCCGTTGTAACCGTCGCCGTACTTGTCGAGCGTCGCGTTCTGCATCGATGCGCCCTGTTCGTAGCCGATCACACAGAACGCCTGGCTGCCGTCCGCACCCTTCGCCTTGTTCTCGTAGACAGCGACCCAGTCCTCGTTCTTGAACGCCTCGATGTTCTGCGAGTTCGCGGGGCTGTCGGCCAGCATACGCAGCGGCAGCGTCTTGTTGATGGCGATGCCGATTTCGGCGTTCTGATCCTCGTAGATCAGCCCGTTGTAGGGCGTTTTGGAGGGAATCGAGAACCGATAGGCCCTCTTGCCGGATTTGAGTGCGATCTTGGTGATCTTCGGTTTGGTGTAGGTCGTCGCCGATTCGTCCAGATCGGACTTCTTGATAAGATAGGCAATCTTCTCGACGCCCACCCCATAGACCGTGTTGCAATCTTGCAGGATATCGCCTGCCAGATCATTGATACATTCTGCCATTGTTTTTTTAATTTATTATAAAAGGGTTAATTCGTGTTTGAAGCAAATATAGGATACGCAGGAAGGGTTCCTCCGAACTTTTCGCTGTTTTTTACCTTTTGCGTCCGGCGTAGCGCGCCGTCTCATCCTGCACCTTGACCCGCCGCTGACCGTTGTTTATATCCCTGACCGTCACGACAGGGTTCGGAAGCCGGCGCATCACGCGCTCGAACATCTGTTCCATCTGACGCATCCCCGAACTCTTCTCCGGAAGATGCCGCGTCGGAATGGCGTTGCCGCCGCTCGACACGTTCATCATCGAGAGCACCGGCCCCCAATCCACGACCGCACGGGCCGTCATCACGGCCTCGCCGTTGGACAGCCGCGCAGGGATGCTGTCGCTCGTACCCGTGCCGGGGCCGGTCACAAGACCGCCGCGGGCATAGTGGTATTTCGCGCCCTCCTCGGCCGCAGTACTATTCAACGATTTCATCTGAGATATAACGCTCGTAATGGTCGCAATAGCAGTAATGGAAGCTGCGATGCCCTCCCAAATATTGCCAGTGGAGAACGCCTTACTCAACGCTGCACCCATTGACGCAATAGCTTGGGCCATACCTAACACTGCAACAACCGGCGCACCCGCACCGGCCTCTTCCGCCAAACCGGCCAGTGCTCCCGCGAGATCGCTGGCTGTTTGGAAACTCATTTGCATGCTCTGCGCCTCTTTTTGGGCGCCTTTATTCATTTCGTCATGCAGGCGAATGAGCATTTCAAGCCGGCGGTTGTCTATTTCGATAGCCGAATCCCCCATTGCTCGGTACGCTGCGGCATACGAATCGAATTCGGCCAACTGTTCCCGAAGAATGGCAACGGTTTCATTCTGCGCGGCCTCATCTCCGCCTGTGGCCTGCGCATTCAGAATCCGATTCCGGTATTCGGACTGTTTCTGATTATATTGGGATATGAACTCGGCCGATACATCCTTGTCCATCTGCGACAGGATTTTTTCGAAATCACCCGTCACGTCAATACCCATCTTACGAATGATTTCCCGTTGCTCGTCAACCCATTTTTGAAGTTCCTGTTTGCTGCGGGCATAATACCCCTCCATCATTCGTTCTGCTTTTTTTACGCCGGATTCATCGGCATACGGGTCGTCGTTCGCCGATTTTGAACTTTTCTCAGATTCTTTTATTCCCGCTCTGTCGAGGATTGATTTTGCATCTGCATTTCGTGCAACAGTCAATTGCGTGAATGCCGATGCTTCCGCTTCGAGGGCTTCGACCTCGGCTAATATTTCCTTCTTCTCGTCTTCGGTATATGCTCTACGAATATGTTTATACTTGATATCTCCACGCATATCTACTCCGTCGAAGACTGTTTCAACTTTACCTTTTTTTATCTTGTCTTCTGCTTTTTGTCGGGCAATCAACGCATCTTTGTACTTTTGAGTTGCCAGTTCGTTCGCAGCATTAGCTTGCGCGCGCAGATCCATTGCTTCGATAAACGCATCCGTATTCTGAATAAACAGATTATCGGCGTCCGCAACCGTTGTTATAGCTACTCCCAACTTATCGAACGCCTCTCGGTTGTTTTTGACAAACTCTGTTTTTGCTTTGAGATCATCTCCCAATTGATTCCATTGCAGCTGCAAGGCCCTGAGTTGGGCAACCTGATCGCCATAACTGCCGGAAGATTCTGCCATTTGCTTATTCACCTCTGCCTGGGCTTCCGCCATTGTCATGGCGGCCTCTCGCCCCTTGAACAGATTCCCGATCCAGCTGACAATATCCTTCCCATATACCGTGAGCAAGGTAATGCCGACGGATATAAGGCTGTTCCAGCTGAACACAGCAGCTCCCAGCTGTTTGAGGATCGGTACTCCCTGCTTACCCTCCTTCATGGCCAATTTATTGGCCGCACGAAGTTTGTTGATCTCGTCGACGAGCATCGGGATATTGTTCGAGATGGCGAGGAAAAACATATTCGCTCCCATTGTGGCCGACGGCAACTCGCGAACGATCTGCGACACCGATACATTCAGCCCGTTGAATGCCGACTGGTAATTACCTACATTCGAACGGAAATTCCCCAGCCGTTGTTCGGCCGCACTGACTTGCGCCTGCATCTTGGATATTCGCTCCGCTATCCCATTGCCTACGGAACCCTCTCGATCGGCGGCCGACAGTGCATTATACTGTGCCGTAAGATCGCGAATGGATTTACGCAGCCCATTTACCGAACCTTCGAGATTCTTCTCCTCTTTGATGTTGTCCTGAATCTCGCGTGAGTATAATCGCATCGCCGATTGGAGCGCCTTTACCTCTTCCCTGTTCGCAACCAACTCTTGCGTTGTTTGGGCTACCTGTTCATTATAGGCCTCCTCGTCGATCGTTCCGGCTTTGCGTGCGGCTTTAAGTCCCTTCAAACCGGACTTCAATTCGGAGATTCGGTCATTGAGCGTATCGATACGTTTAGCCGATTCGGACATTCCCTTGATCAAATCCGAGTATTTTACGCGGATATTGATAATTTTATCAATGTTTTCCATTTTGACAAGTTGTTTTATTTTTCATATCTTTGTTTTTAACCAAATCTCAAATCATCATGACGGGCATCTATGCAATCATCGGAATCGTAATGCTGGTATTCGGCATTCTGCAAATCGTTCTTTTCTTCAAACTCTGGGGAATGACGAACGATGTAGGTCAAATCAAGGGTTTACTATCTAATCTTTCAACTCAAAAAGCCACCGCTGCAATGAGTTCTCATGATTTAGAGCAAACATCGTCCGAACAAAAAACCGAACAAAAAGTTGTCGGGGAATGGCCTGTGGGAACTCTTGTTGTTCATACGGCTACGTGGCAACAGATGCGCATCAAGGAAATCACGCCCGACCATAAATATGTGTGCACACAAGGTAATCTTGTTAGGGGGACATATGCAAAGGGATGTTTGATGTCATATGAAGACTACGTTACTACCATTTTAAGTGAAAACAACTCCAGCGGCTCCATAGTAGGCATTTTGATTGCTCTTATCTGTATTTTAATCATCGCTATTCTATTTTTTACAGTTTAATCAATTTACACTCGCATATACCGTCCTCGCCGGTGGTGACGGAGTAGATGGCGAAATAGCATCCGTAGACATCGAGGTAAACCCGCCGCGTATAGTCGAGATTGCAGATGTCGGCCACGGTCAGTTTGACGTAGACCGTAATCATGCGGAACTTTTTCAGGATCCGCTGGTAGTCTGCATACCGTTTCGCCACGATACCCTCCGACCCGCCGAAATACATCGTGCGGGGGAATAGGCCGTGCCTGTAACGACCTACCGTACCGTTCCCGTCTTCAATCGTCGTATTCACATCGGCAAGAATACGAGCAGAAGGAGCAGAGTAATTTACCTTCTTTTCTCCGTTGACTGTCTGTTCCTCATAGCAAGGCACAAAAGCGAATGGCCTATCAGGGCGATCCGGATTCCAACCTGTTCTATTAGTCGAAGCCGAGAAATCCAACGATACCAATTCATTCTCCCGCTCGATGTTCTCGTTGTCGATGGAGATGATACCCTGCGTGTTCAACATCTCGGCGTCCTCGTCGTTGTCGTAGTCGAGCGTGTTGGTCTGGGCATAATCCCCCATCGTGAACTCCGTCCCCTCCGGCCGCCAGATTTCGCCCCGATCGTTCAGAATCACTTTGCGGCTCCAATCCTGAATCGTTGCGTCGAGATAACTGTCGACGATTCGTTTGTCGGTTTGCGTGTTCGGTGTCCGGTTGTCTCCCGAATCGACGATGCGGTAGTCGTAGTCGATCGTGTCCGTCGAATTATAGAACTGATCGGGCGACATCATGCGGATCGTATTGCTATCCGAACTGTCCGGATAGGCGAAAAGTCCGGCCATTGTCATCAATGCCGACAGGAACTCCGCGTGCGTCATATCCGGCAGGTTCTCGGCTATCGGAAACGGAGAGGGAAACGATATATCGTCGAAGTGGGGCGTTATTACAAATTTAGCAGGTATGGTGTCTTCGCCAGACTCATTTTTTGTTCTAAAATTTTCCAGCGCCCAATAAATTATTTCATATTCTTCTACATTCACCTCGACTTTGTTAAAGATGTTTGATGAGGTGAATACAATACCTGATCCAATACCACCATTATCTTGTGTTTCAAGCAATATCTTAGGTTTTCCGCCAAGCGTTGGTATTCCATAGAGTCTAAGATAGACTGGTTGTGCAGCAATGTACCGACTGCCTTGAAAAACGATAGGATTTCCGTCATAGCTAAGGATAGATACATCAACAACCTTAGTATTTGAGATATAAAAATTCCGATAACGCCCCAAGTCATCCTCAGTTAAAATAGTACGCTTGTCTAATGTTATGTTTTCCTGCCTAAATTGTAGATAATAAAAGCTATCATAATAGCCTTTGGGTTCATAATATCCGGAACTTGCCTCGAACCGATCCGAATACCAACTGTCGGGCCCCGAGTTTTTCGACACGAGCGGAACGATCATCGGATGTTTGTCGCTGGTTTGGCTCAAACGGGTTATATTCTCTATCGTGATGCCGTGATATTTCTGTATGGCATCCAAGATCGCGGATACTTGTACGGACGGATGCGAATAATTGATATTATGTCCTGCCCCGAAATCAATCTGGATAAATCCTGCCAATGCTGTATCGGAGGGCAATGCCCACGGCACCTCTTCGTTCCACTCGACATAATCTGCTCCCGCCACCTCGATGATCTGCTCGCGCAGATCGCGCAGCGAAGCGTCGAACAACGGCTGGAAGTTGTCGATGTTGCCCCACACGAGTGTGATGTTGATCGTGTCGGTTACGTCCGTAACCATCGCATACCCCCGCGTGAAGACCGGAAAGCCGCCAAGGTAGTACGCTGCCGAATGCTTCCCGTATACCGCCGAATCGTCCAAGATGTCGATGCGGTCGATCAGACCGAAGGCCTTGCGGTTGCGGGGCGTCAGCGGCAGATTGATCTCCGCGCTGCGGTTGCTCTGGATCACGTCGAGATCGTTGAAGACCGGCGACTGGAAGATCAGCGACGGCGTATCTTCCAGATCGCACAACTGACCGTTTATGTAGAGCTCCTTCGTCATAGCGTCAAGTGCTTTATCGAAAGTTCTACCACGCAGTCCTGCATGCAGGCATTCGTCCGCGAGATGTCGCCGTCTTCGACATAGGCGTCGATCCACACCTTCCGCCGGGCGTCGTACAGCTGCACCTCCCGTCCGGAGAGAATCGATGCGCACAGGTCGAACAGTTCACGGTCGACCAGTCCGCTATGGAGCGTATGGGTCGTGGTCGCCGTGATCGTGCGGTGGCGTTCGGGTTTCAGTTTCTCGGAGAGCGTTTCGAAGGTCTCGTCTTCGGATACGTCGTCGACGCGCTCGGTCGGGTGCCAGAGAAAGTAACGCATCAATCCCGTTGCATCGCGCCAGCGCACGAACGATCCGCTGTCGCAAGGATTCACCACGACCGTCAGACGCGCGCTCTTCACGGCACCGGTCGTGCCGCCCGTCGAGACGATCAACTGCCGCTCGCCGCCTCCGAATTCGCGGAAGAAGGTCATCGGAAGGGAGAACACGGGATCGACACGCGAATAGACCTCCCGCCGGCCGCTGTCGGCATCGGTGAAAGCGAAGTCCTGCATGGCGCCCGTATAGGAGTTGACGAGGATCTGCTCGCTGTAATCGAACGCCGGAAAGACCACGATCTTCGACGGCTGGGGCCAGCTGATCGGGGTATCGGCCTGCGCATTGTTCGTCATCGCGCGCGCCGACGCCCCTTTGAGCAGATAGAGCGGCGACGAGGCAATCGCCTGCCCGTCTACTTCGAGGCTGATCGTCGTTTGCGCATTCCCGTCCTGTGCGATGATTTCGAACAGATCGTCCATCGGGAATACGGCCGAACCGTTGATGATCGAACGCACCAACGTATAGCCGCCGACTTTGACAACGGCCGCATTGCATGTCGGCGCTTCGCTGACTCCGACCGTATTGTAGTTTCTCGCCAGCGAAATGGCGGGTGTTAATCTATATTTAGGCATAATCACTGATTGTTTCATTCAACATCGTAAACACGCTGCGGCCGAGCTGCTCGGAGAGTTGCCGGTCGATGTCGTCCACGGCCGGCTGCAACAGGTCGAACAGAATCTCCGTACCGCCGCCCTCGCGGTAGAGCACCGTGCCCTTGCTCCATACGTTCGCCGCCACGGCGTAGGCGTCGATCTCCTCGATGCCGTAAAGCCCCTCTTTGGCCTGCGCCCATCGTTCGATCGCAAGGAGAAAGGCATCGAAGGAGGCGTATTGCGCCTGTACATCGCCCGCAGAACGTCCCTCGTCGACGCCGGCGATCCCCTGCCGGCCGACGAACGCCGCTTCGAAACCGTCGTCGTTCTGTTCGACCTGCGTTTGGAGCGATGCCGCCGTCGCGCCCGTGGCCCACTCCGGCATGCCGAGGCTGTTGACCCGCTTTCCGCTGCTGCCCGTCTTCGTTTGCAGATTCGCCACGACCTGCGTGCGCAGCGTATCGAACCGCGCTTCGCACACCTCGATGAATCGCTGCGGATCGAAATAGCGCAGTATCTTGTCGATCCTATCCATTGTTGCAGGTCGAATAGGTCATCGTCGCCTCGCATTCGACTCCGCAGACCAGCTGATCGAATCGGGCGGCGAACGGGGTGATCTTCGTGACCTGCACCTCGACTCCCCGATCCCGCAATGCCTCGAAAAACTCCGCCGAGCGGTCGATCATCTCCTCGACGATCGGCATGACCTGCGTCGCGGTATCGGGTTCCGCTTCGCCGAGGTCGCCGCAGAAGAGGAACTTCGAGGCGCGCTTGTAGACGCCATCGAGATCCGTCGGCGTGATCGTCTCGAAGAATTGCCGCACGACGACCGGATACTCCGTGATCGTTCCCAGGATGTAGTTCGTCTCTTTAAGGCGGGCATAGATATACGAACCGAAGCCGCACGCCCCGGCGGCCTTGTCGATATGGTCGTTCAGCGAGTTTATCTTCACTCCCACGATACGGCGGGCCGGCGGCGTCTGCCCGACGACCCTGTACTCGTATTCCTTGTTGTCGGTCATCTTCTTTTGATTTTAGAGGTTTGTATCCTGCTGAGATTGCGCTGCTCGATCACGTCGTTCGTCGTCGACTCGAAGGCTTCGTAGACGACGCTCCACTCCATGCCGTAGACCGACGCGGGCGATACGGCGCCGTTCATGATCTGCACGTACTTGCGCACCACGGCGGCGATGCCTCGGTCGGGGCGGTCGATCTGCGCCTGCCGCTCCTCGTCGGTCGGTTCGATTTTCAGATCGGCGAATCTCTTCGAGATGGCCGCGAGCGTGTCCATGCAGTGCAGAAAGTAGCGGTACGCACGGATGAACCGCAAATCCGCGACCTTCTCTTTCGGGATGCCGAGCATTTGCGACAACACGTTGACGAAGTAATCGGTGGAGCGGTTCGTCGCGTTCAGCACCGCCAGATCGCGCATCGTCATGTGTTTCGGATCGCGGGCCGCAATACGCCTGTCCGGCAGCCACCGCCGATGCAGTACGCAGCATTCCGGTTCCGCCCGTCTCCTGATCTCTTCTGCAAACCTACGGCTTTCGAGGTTGAACAATGCCGCCCTGCCGATGATGATGTCCCGAACGGTGTCGGTCGATTTGACGATCATAATCCGAATAAGTTTGCGGGTTCGAAAATTGCCGAACAATAGTCCGGCACGGCCCCCAGTTCGACGAGCTTCGGCCGCAGGACGCAGCATTGGCGCACCATATCGTTCCAAACCTCTATGGCACGGATGCGCGGACTCGCTTCGTCCGAATATTCCCCACGCTGCACCTTCTCGCCGGCCGGTGTGCCGACCGTAGTATGCGTGCGCAGCCAGTAGAAATAGACATAGTTCGCAATGGGCGAGGTCTTGACCGCTTCGTTTCTGAGCAGCGCAACGATCTGCGGATTCTCCTCCGCCGTCTCTGCCAGTGCCTCACCCAACAGATTGCGGAGGAATCTCGGCTCGTAAATGGCGATGTAGGAGTTCGCCGAATCGATGAGTGCCTGAGCGAGCGCCGTCGGCTTGTCGTCCTTCCGATTGGCGATGCCGGAGATGTAGATCGGATCCTTTTCGAAATAGGTATTGTCGATAATCATGGAAAATGTATTTAGCGGGCGCAGGGGCGATCAAACCCCTGCGTCCTGAAATTACTTCACCGTTTCTCGGTGGCGCGGCCCAACTTGATGAGCGTCTTGGCATGTACGGGATGCACCTCATAGGCTTTGCCCTTCTCCAGCGTATTGCCGGGGCCGCCGGTTCCGTAGACCGTCACGCGATCGTTGAAGTCCACATTGGTCTTTTCTTCTTTCGTTGCCATATTCTTGTTCGTTTAACGTGTTTGACTTAGTCTGCCACCTTCGAAGTCTCGGCAGCCGGTTTCTGCAAGGCGGCGATAATGGTCGCGAACGCGCCTTTGACGAACGCCCCCTGATCGACCGATGCGAAGTACGAGTGCAGACGCTCCTCGCAGATGACCGTGAAGAGATTCTTCTGGAAGTCGTCGTCGATCCACCCGAATTCGACGCGAATGCCTTTGTACGGGCGAACGTTCCATTTGCTCGTATCGGCAACGAGGAAATCGCCGGCCTTGACATAGGTAGATTCCACGATCTCCACCCCGCGGATGAGCCGGAACAGCTCGTCCGAGATGTAGTGACCCGTCGAATCCTTCGTCAGGTCGATGGAGGCCCGATCCGAAGGGTTGAGCATCACCACGTCGGGATAGAAGTTCAGGTTCCGCATCTGGAGGATCGCTGCGCGGATCGCATCGGCCTTGTTCGCCATTTCGACCGTCCCGTCGAGCGCGGTGGCCGTATAGGTAGCAGCAGCCGTGAAGATGCCTTTGATATTCACGCCCGTGCCGTCACCGGTGAGCAGCTGTTTCGTGCGTTCCTGAACGAGCGACGTGCGCAGCATGTTGTCGATCTCCGACTGCATATAGTCGAAATCGTCGCGCATCTCGTAAGAGATTTTGGCCGATACGGCCACTTTCTTCGCCGTCGACGTCTCAGGGACATACGACCAGTCCATAGCGGGCTTCAAGTCCCCCTCGGCGATGAATGCAGGAGCGCCGTTGCCGGGCTTGCGATCCACCCATGTGATATTGGGCGAGTTGGTCGAGCCCTTGAACAACCGTTCTACGACGCGCGTGTCTTCGCTCGGCGCGTAATGGATAGTGCGGTCTACTTCGGTGTTGAGCGCTGCAACCGCCGCGGTATTGGCCGCCACGGTGATCGTCGTAGCAGCCGCTTTGATCTCCAGTTCGAGCGCCGTATTGCGTTTCTCCGCGAAAGCGCGTTTCGCCTCGTCGCTCGAAAGGAACGCCTTGATCTGCTCGCGGATCGTGCGGCCCTTGCCGGCGCTGCCGCTCATCGAACGGCGAATCTCGCTCCCCTGCTCCTTGAGAGCCTTCTCGATCTCCGCGATCTTCTCGGCCGACACGCCCAGTTTCCCGAGCGACGATTTTACCGACTCGACGATCTCTTCCTCCGATTTGATCCCCTCGGCCAGCATTTCGAGCTGGTCGTTGATGTGCTTGCCGAGCAATTCCATGCCCTTGCGATCCACATCCGAGAACTCCCCGCTGTCGGGCAGTTCGAATTTCTTGAATTTGAATGCCATGTTTTTCAGTTTTTGATTTGACCTAATTTTTCGAATACCGAACTGCGTGAAGTGAGTGGCGCGGGGGCCGGCTCGGCTTTGAACATCGACAGTATTCTGCTGTATACTTTTTCGTATTCATCGGGCGCGGTCTCCCGTAATGCCTTGACATATCGTTCCATGTCGTCCAAGGCTTTCATGTCGCCGATATACTCCGTGTGCTCGTTGGCGCCGAAGGTGACGACCGAAATCTCGTGCAGAATAATCTCCTTCACGATCAGGCAGTCGAGATCGGGATCGTAATCGCATTTGTCCCATACATACCGATAGCCGATCGAGAACTGGTTGAGCACCCCTTCGTGCATCTGCACCCATGCGCGGCGAGCGTCCGGCACGGCATCGAAATCCGAGAGCTGCACCGTGGCGTATCCGCCGTCGTCCTTCTCCTCGATCGACAGGATACGGCCGATCGGGTTCTTCGTCTCGTGCTGCCACAGGAATTGTATCTTCCGGTTCGTCGCAGACGCCGGCCCGCGCTCCTGAATACTCTTGCTGATGCAACCCTTCATCAGCATGTCGCCGTCCGAATCGACCGTTCCGAACGAACAGAACTTCACGAGAATGATGTGTTTCTCCTCGTCCACGACATCGGCCTTCAATATCGGCACTTGCTTGAAACCCCCGCCGCGGCTCATGACTTTTTTATACAGTAGTTTGTCCATTATTCCAGAATGTTTGCAATGATGTTTTTCCCCTGTTGCTCGGTAATGAGACCGGAGGCGATCGCGTTGCTGGCAGCCGTCACGGCCGCCGTCAGCGAGTCGGCATACAGCCGCTTCGCTTCCTGGAAGATCGACAGGTGATCGAAATAGGGAACGATGCGGAATCCATCGAACCCGTGCGCCGCGTTCAATACCTCCGATATTCGCTCTGCATCCGGTTTGATCGCATCGTTGTACAATTTGACCTCGGCCGCCGTAAGATTCGCATAGGTCGTACCTTCGGTGTCGATCAGTACATACGGCACTTGATAGGCATCGGCGATCTCCTTCTTGGCATTGCGCTGCACCTCCGTGAGATTCATGTCCTTCATGTTGGCCGAAATCTGCACGAAAGCAGCCTTCAATCCGGTCACGATGTACTTATATTGGCCCTTCATCACGCCGTATCGCCGCAGGGCCGCTTGTGCCTGCTCCCGATCCTCCTTGTTCTCCGGCAACACGGATGTCCGGAAATCCTCGCTATTCAACGAGATGATACCCAATGCCCCTCTGTTGATGATGAGTTCGTTCTGCGCCTCGAATGACGACACGAAAGGATTGACGGCGTTCTGCAAGGCTGACAGACGCGACTGCGATGCTCCGAAGATATTCGGATTATAGGCCGAATCCCGCACGACGAACATTTGATCCCGATCGACACGAATTTGATAATCGTTGATCGAAACCATATAATAATCGATCTGCGGATCGGGCCGGAAACCGGTGAATTCGGAGGTCGTCACCTCCTGAACAAGCGGATTCGGAATCACGTAGAGTTCGTAGGCCGTGGGCACACCGACCGGCTCCCAGCGAAGAATATAGGCTTTTCCGTAAATATCCTTGAAGGCTTCGATCATCGCCGTGAAATCTTCGATCGTTTGAAAGTCATTCGGATGCTTCCACCTGTTCAGTTCCTCCGTGCGACCTGCGACCTGGCGAGCGTCGTCCGACGGATCGACAGCCCACCAGCGGGCGTTGCGAATTGCCGCGGATTTCTTGGTCACGACCGAAAACAACGCGCTGCACCGAGCGTAAGCGATAGTCTGTCCGGCAACGGTGTCGCAGTCGATCGTACTACCGCTGCCCAATCCCATTGCCGAGAGAAAATCGCGCACAGAGACGAACCGCTGTTCCTCCGCTGTCGGAGTTCCGCACTCCGATTTCGTCGTCAAGTCCTGACTCTTACTTCGCCACTTCAAGCTGAATCTCATTGCACATAGCCTTTGAAGCAAATGTAAGGGCGATAAAAGAGGGTTCTCCGAACTTTTCGCTGTTTTTTCATTTTCGGCGGTTGCAGACCCAATAGAGATACTCCATTACAGCGTATCGGGCCGCATCCCACAAGTGATTGAATTTGTCGATCGGCTGGTTGATCGTAATGCCGTTCACCGAATCCCACACATAGGAATTGGCCTCGGTTTGGAAATTACGGCTGCGGACGATATGGAGGCGGAACGATTTGACCATGTGAATTCCGTCCGTTACGGAACCGGCATATTTCTTCGCCTTCACCACGCTGAGCCCGCGCAGCAGCAGGCCGTCGACCATCGATTCGGGATTTTTAGCGTATTTGTCCGCCGAGTCGGCGAATATGGGCATCCGCCCGACTGTCCCCTCTATCGCATCATAGAGCAAGGCCGGATCGGAGCAGGGTGCATAAAACTCTTCCTTCATGTATAGATCAAGCCCCCGAAGCCCCAGACGGACGAGCGCCGTAGGATCGTTCGTAAATCCGAAGTCGAGGCCGAACACGACCCTTTCCAGGTCGGACGGAAATTCATCGATCCAGTCGATATTCGGATAGACAAGGCCCTCTTTCGCCGCACGGATTCCCAATCCATAGACTTTCCATCGCCACTCGTCGGCCGTGCCCGCAGCAATGTTCGCCGGTGTAGGTTCATAGGATTCGATCTCTCGTATGACCCCAGGCGGGCAGAACGGATTGTCTTTGTATGTCGTGTGCGTAAAATAGGTGTGCGGCTGCCCTTCCAGTTCGAAGGCCCAATGTTCGGTATATTTGGGATTCCAGTCGCCGATGACCATCGTCGTGCAGCGCATCGTGATATTTTTGTACTGCTGCTTCGAGATGTCGTCCAGCATCTCGTTGATGTAGATGATGTCGCAATCGTATCCTTCACGGCTATCCATTCTGTCCAATCCGCGGAAATGGATCACGGAGTTGTTGATATAGTAGTCGGGATGTTGATTCTCGCTGCGCATCGCATCGGGATCGTAGACGCCGCGCAGGGTCAGTTTCTTGCGGAAATCGGCAAGGGTGATCTCCTTGCAGGCCTGCAACGTATTTCGATATACGAAGATATTGAGCGGGGATAGTGCGAGCGTACAGATGTCGTACAGAAAATCGAAGGCATCGTAGGTCTTCCCCGAACGGCTCGACCCTTCATTAAAAATCTTCAACACCGCATCCCGTTCCCTGTACTGCATGTACCGATACATGAGGTAACGATACACTTTCCCCCGATAGGTGCGGATGTCAGGCAGACGATGCATCGGCAGGCGGTGTTTTTTCGATCGACAACGCATCCTCCGCGTCTATTTGAATGACGACGGGAGCGACGGCAGGATTTTCTATCTTTCCGGATAGTTTCACCTCCTTCGGCGCTGCGTAACCCAACATGTTCATGATGCTGTCGAGACTCTTCTGCTTGTCGTAGCACTCGATCTTCACGAACTCCTCGACAATCTCATCGCCATTCGAAGCGATCCGTTTGACCTGTTTGGTATTGATCGACTTTATACATGCCTTCTCATCGTCCGTGAGCGACTCGAACTCTTTAAGCGACATCCAGCCGTTACGAATGCGGGTCGCATCCGAAAAGGCGATCTTCTGGTGCTCGCGGATGATCTGCAAGGCCGAGATGCCCGCAGCCTCGGCAAGGTGAGTTTTCAGATATTCGATCCTCGCTGCAACCTCGCTGTTTTGTAATAGCAGATAGGCATTATTCCATACCGTGTTATCGCTCATGTTCGAACATCTGTAAGCATAGCGATATGCCTCGGACGCATTACCGCATTCGAGGTACTTATTGCAAAACTTTTCCTGTTTGATCGTGAGTTTGCCCATATATGCAAAGATCGCCTATCGGGGAGACGATTCTTTCAACTTTTCGCTCTTTTTCATTGCCCGATATAGCGGTATTGTAGGTGTGCATGTAAATCATGCCACTCTTCGATCAGTCGGGGATGCCGTTCGACAAATGCCTCCCACTCGATGCGGCGCAGATAGATCCGCCCGTTGCGGACGACTGCGCCGAGTGTCCGATCCACTCGAATCGATTTCCATATCCATCGTGTCGAAATGCCGTACTCATCGGCTGCGGCCTGAATTGAGATAAAATGGTTCATTACAAATCCCGAATTAATTACTACCTTTGTTCTTGGGTGAGGGGTGATCTTTCGGGATCGCCTCTTTTTATATCAAACAGTTCACCTGTTCTACTTTCCGGAATATTACATCCGTCCCATCCTCTCGTTCGTACCAACGACAGCTGCCTGTCATCTCGTTGTAAGAGCAATTGCCAAAACGCGCACAATCCCGACATGCACATCCCTCTTTATTCGGATCATACCCTACAACCTCTACATTCTCGCCTTCATACACGAACCGCTCGCCGACCGGACGGGAGTAACGTTTTTCATCTCTGGGTTTCATGGCTTCCCTACCTTTCGAGTTTCACCTCCTCGTCCATTCCGACGATACCCCGCCGGCGCAGACGCTTGATGAAGTTCTTTATGTTCAATGCCTGCTCATAGTAACAGTCCTTTTCGACCTTGACACGCGATTTGCGGTCGCTCTCGATCTTCATGTTCTCAGGATTCAGCCACGAATCGGCCGACACCTCCACTGCTGCTCTCGACGCTGTCCGCGTAACCGTATTGAATTTATAGAGGGTATGACCGGGCACCCGAACCAGGTGCCCGATCAGTTTGTATTCGTTCTGCTTTCGTTCGACGGCCTCGATCTGCGCTTTGGCGATCTTATCGTTCGTCACGCCGTCATATGGGGTCAAGATGTCCATCGTTCTATTCGTTTTCGTAGATCGGCCGCCAGCCCAAAACATGCAGATTCTCGAACGTTCTGTCGAGGTCTACGCTCCAGCCAGTCGGGAATTCGTTGACCGCATACCATGCACCCGTTACGAGCGTTGCGCCATTGGGTAACACAACCTTTGCAATGACACGCATCTCATCCGTCGGCGGCTTGTTGGGATCATTCCAGCGGGCCAACCGTTTTTGAGGACACGTTTTCATATGAATTCAAATTGTAGTTGTTTATTGCGATAACCTACACCCATACAAGCCAAGCCGATTTCGTTATTCGAGAATGTCGTTATCGGGTTTACGGTGCAAGGAAGCGACTGAAATCTACACCAGTCACCGTCGCAATGTTCACAATTAAAGCAAAGTTCCTCGGGAGTACTCCACCAGGCAATGCTTTCAAAACGACCGTGATCTCGGCTCATGTTTCCCAGCGCAAACGGCGCATTTTATCGGACATATCTCCTTTATGCTCACCGAATAATTCACTCCATCTGATTCCCAATGTTACCGTTTTCATAATTTCTCGTATTCATTTATTGTTTCGAAAATCCGCAGCGCCACCTGCGGGACTATGGCATTGCCGTAGGCTTTGATCGACTCGCGGCGCCATGCCGGAAAGGTAATTCCGTCCAGTCCGGCGGAAAGCCCATCATCTGGGCCACATATCGGGGATTCAGTCGGGAACCCTTCCCAGTTCGGGACGGATGCGAAATCATGACGTCGTGGACGGCTCCGCTCTTCCGCTTCGCATGACTGAGAGGAAACGAATTGTTTTTCGCATCGCAGGCCGTCGGCATCGACAACAGCCCCATCCGCGCTGCAAGCGCGAGCGTCGGCCGCTCGGATGCACCCTTCGACAAGCTCCTGTTCACACGCCCGCTCCCGCAATCCGACGCGACCGGTGTCGGCAGTAGAGCCGGCGGCAATGGCTCCGAACCGCTCTTGCCATGAACTTTCAGCCCTTGCTTCACCACGGTGGGCAACAAACCATGTTCTGTATCGCAGATGGGGAGCACCGACGCCCGCAGCTGGTATAAGGTACGCTTGCACCTCATATCCTGCCGCCTCCAAATCAGCACACACCTGCTCGAAAACCATTCCCTGCGACCAATTAACGATTCCGAGAACGTTCTCGCCCACGACCCAGCGCGGTCGAACAGTCCGAACAACTCCGAGCTTTGCGGGCCAGAGGTAGCGGTCGTCGGCCGTACCCTTGCGTTTGCCCGCGAGGCTGAACGGCTGGCACGGGAAACCGCCGGTGAGCACGTCGATGCGGTCGCGCCAAACGGTAAAGTCTGTTGTTCGTATGTCTTCATATTGTTCCGATTCGGGAAAATGATACTTCAATACGCGCCGGCAGAACGGGTCGATCTCGCAGTTGAAGACGTTCGTCCAGCCGGCCCACGCGGCCGCCAGGTCGAAGCCGCCGATGCCGCTGAATAGAGAACCGTGCGTCATTAGTACTCCACCGCTGCTCTGCGATCGATGAAGAAATGAATACCCGGTGCGCATTCGTTCCACCTGTTATCGTCGAAATCCGGAACTTCGACTGTGGCACCGACGGTGTAGACGAAGTTTTGGTCATGGTCGGAACGAACGGCATCCTCAGTTGCCTTGGTGCCGTCCATGTTCTGAATCTCCATGACGTATGCTCTGTCACATCGACATTTGTCCCTTGTTGCCGAACTGCGCCGTGCATCTTCCGGAATTCGTAATTTTACGATATGCCCAGAGGCTTTTTTCCAACCGATGAAACTACCCTCGGTCGGGCATGATAGATAACATCCTTTGGCACCGCACAGGTCGGCACTGCACAGGTTGACACCGCGCAGGTCGGCACTGCGCAGGTCGGCACTGCACAGGTCGGCACTGCGCAGGTCGGCATCGCGCAGGTCGGCACTGCGCAGGTCGGCATCGCACAGGTCAGCACTGCGCACGTTGGCACCGCACAGGTTGGCACCGCACAGGGTGGCATCGCGCAGGTTGGCACCGAACAGGTCGGCACTGCGCAGGTCGGCATCGCGCAGGTCAGCACCGCGCAGGTCGGCACTGCGCAGGTTGGCACCGCGCAG